GCGCCTGCTGCCACCTCTCAGACCGTTCAGCTTTGGGACTGAATCATGGCGGAGAAAATCAGCACCGTTATCACCTGGTGCATTGCAATTCTGATGGCGTGGCTGGGCGATCTGTCGCTCAAGGATATTTCAACGGTGGCCGGATTGCTGGTCGGGATCCTGATGGCGTTCATCAGCTGGTACTACAAGCGCAAGACCTATCAGCTGCTGGCCAGTGGGCGTATCAGTCGGGAGGACTATGAATCTGCAACTCGTTAAGCGTTGCGCCGTGGGTGTGGTGCTGGCCATTGCCGCCACGCTGCCCGGATTCCAGCAGTTGCACACCTCCGTTGAGGGGATGCGGCTGATTGCGGACTATGAAGGCTGTCGCCTCAGTCCCTATCAGTGCAGTGCCGGCGTCTGGACAGACGGGATCGGAAACACCCACGGCGTGGTGTTGGGAAGGACAATCACGGAACGGCAGGCGGCGGGGAATTTCATTACCAACGTGTTGCGGGTTGAAACCGCGCTGGCGCGCTGTGCCGGGGTGGTGATGCCGCAAAAGGTGTATGACGCGGTGGTGTCTTTTGCGTTCAACGTCGGCACCGGCAACGCCTGCGGATCCTCGATGGTGAAGCTGCTGAAGGCCGGGCGGTGGCGCGATGCCTGCAATCAGCTGCCCCGCTGGGTGTATGTCAAAGGTGTTTTCAATCAGGGGCTGGATAATCGCCGTGCGCGGGAACTGTCCTGGTGCTTAAAGGGGGTCGGTACATGATGCGCCCGATCGTCCTGATTATGGCTCTGCTGATTGCGGCGCTGGGCTGGCAGTCGTGGCGGCTGAATAACGCCAGCTACACGATTGAAAGGCAGGGCAAAGAACTGAACAGCAAAAAGCAGGCGCTGACGCAGAAGAATAGCCAGCTTATTGCACTGAATATCCTGACGCAAACCAGTAGCCAGGCACAAACGCAGCTTTATGCCGCCGCTGAAAAAAATAACATCCTGCTGCGTGACAGGCAGCGGCGCATTGAGGAACTCAAGCGTGAAAATGATGAACTGCGCATATGGGCTGATTCCCGTTTGCCTGATGCTGTTGTCCGGCTGCGCGCAAGACCGGCCATCGCCGGAGGTGAATCTTACCGTGAGTGGCTGTCCCAAAATCACCCGGTGCCACCTGGATCCGTCAGCCCCCCGAAGTAATGGCGAGCTGCTGGCCGCACTGGATGACGCTGAAGCGGCCTGGGCGAACTGCGCCGATAAGGTGGACACCATAGTGACCTGTCAGGAAAAAGACGATGAACAAGCCGCAATCCTTACGAAAAGCCCTGAATGATGCCGTGCCATACGTGCGAGAGAACCCTGACCGGCTCCATCTGTTTGTGGATAACGGTTCGCTGGTTGCCACGTCAGCCAACTCCGTTTCGTGGGAGTACCGTTACACGCTGAATATCGTGATAACTGACTTCACCGGCGATCAGAATTTGCTGATGGCACCCGTCCAGTTCTGGCTGCGCGATAACCAGCCGGATGCGCTGCAGAATACGGCAGAGCGCGAAAAGTTGTTTACATTTGAGGTGGATATTCTTGGTAATGACCGCTGCGACCTGAGCATGAACCTCAAGCTGACCGAACGGGTGATCGCCCGCGAGGTGGATGGCGTGATGCAGGTGGAGGCGGTGCCGGAGCCTGAGCAGCCGGACGAATTCTGGGCATCACATCAGCATGGATAATTTGCAGCAGGTTGATGCCTGGCTGGCCTCGCTGCTGAATCAGCTGGAACCCGCCCAACGTTCACGGATGCTGCGCGAGGTGGCGCGGGACGTGCGTAAAATTCAGCAGGCGAACATCACCGCACAGCGCGCGCCGGACGGTACGTCATGGGAGCCTAAGCGCGTGACGGCCAGAACGAAGAAGGGCCGTATTCGACGGAAAATGTTCACCAAACTGAAAACGGCGAAGTACCTCAAGGCGCAGGCCAATGCGAATCAGGCTGAAGTGTTTTTTACCGGGCAGGTTCAACGACTGGCCCGCGTGCATCATTACGGGCTCAGGGACAAGGTGAACCGGCGCGGGACTGAGGTGAAGTATGCACAACGGAAATTGTTGGGGATCAATGGTGAGGTGGAAAATTCTGTAAGTGATTTACTAATGAGTTTGTTTAAATGATGATTGTGTTGAGTTTAAAACTAATCTGAATCACCCTGTTTACTAGGGTGGAATATTAAATGCTTGGAACTCAGCATGTAAACGCCATAGTGTATTACCAGCAAAAATGTAGTTAAATGATTAAACAAAATTAAAAATTCGCTAATAGCTGTAATCTGAGATGGGTCTGTATTGTGATTGGTTCTGCAACGAGCCCCCATGAGGATAAATAATCCAGCATTTTTTGATAGGGACCCGCGGCAAATTAACTCGAAGCGCAATTGGTAGTAATGTTCATTTACTCATAAATTAACTCGCCAAATAGTCCACGCATAAAATCGCCTTTAAGGATTTCGAAAGGTAGTTCAACGTATTCATCACTATGACGAGGTAAGGCTTTTCCATCATTGGGAGCATTCTTTGTGTGACCTTGCACATAGTCTCCATTCTCTTTTATGTATGGAAGAACCACAATTCGACCATGATTTTTAGAAATTATGGTGCCTTCTTTCCAAAGCGTGTTTCCTTTGGTGTTGGCGGCGCTGTCATTAGCTATCTTAACTACCCACCCTATGTTATTTTTTTCTTCAAACCAGAAAACAAACCCATCAACAATAAGTACATTTTGTCCTTTGAGCTGAGCATCTAACAACATACGTTTTACGCTTGAAAGTTGAAGTAATTGATTCGCGCGAGGCAATAAGATGGCCCGAATAGCCGCTTTGGTTTTACCCCAGTGCGCCAGCCCCGATAAACCAAATCCCCTAGCAATACGTTCCTGATAGTAAATTTTCCCTGCTTTTTTGCGAGGCAGACTCCCTCTTACCCATACATTGTCTTTGTTGAGGTACAATAGTGAACCATATCTGTATAGATAAATTATTTCTAAATATGGCATTTCACTCAATATGCTGTGAAGGTGGGTCCGAACTTTTTCAATTTCAGCTTCAATAACCAATTCATCATGATCAATTCTTATGTCGTTCGCATGTTTTTTAATGGCAACTTCTAGCATTAATTGCTCTTCGTTCATTAGTCGTGTTTTTGCAGTTAAGGCCTTTTCAATTTTTAAAATTAATGAATCTTTTTCAGGTTTGCTTAGTATTAATTGTTCAATGTTTTTTGTGGTCTCTTTGTTCAACTTTGCAGCCTGCTCAGTTGCAGATGAGTAATCATCATAGAAATCAACAAAAAGACCGGTTTTATCATCTTTTTCAATATATCGTCGATACCATTGAAGGGTGTTCTCTTCATCTAATTTGAGGGAGTACATTAACCATGACATCGTCTCGTAATTTGGTTGAGGCCACGAAGCTAATTCTTGGAGGCTATATCCACGGATCTTTGTTCTGCGCATGAAAATTCCCTATCTGTTGGAACGCATTGAATATTGAAGGTATTTAAATTGTGTCGGGAACCAGCTAGTCATTGATGTCATTGAGAACGATAAATGATTGCACAATGATACGCATGCACGATCCATCAAAGGCTCAATTTTACAATGACACCACGGTCAAGAAGTTGCTGTGTGATGGAAATATTAGCAAGAAATTAAAGCTCACACATGCAAAAAACTGTTCACATCAACTTTTGTTGAGAAGTCAATATCATATCTGTCAATGCATTTCTGAGAGGGAATGTCGCTTATAGCAAAAATTTTAAGGCCGCATCAAACAGAGTCATACCAGTAAAGATGCGTGTTCAAATTCGCGTGACTAAAACACAGTTCGTTGTATCAAACCTCACACAATGCTTACAGATGCCCGTTAACTTTACTTAGTGGCAACCTCTCTGCATGAACGCACAACTGACCGAAATCATGCGCCTTATCACCAACCTGATCCGTACCGGGACCGTCTCGGAAGTGGATAAGGATAAATGGCTTTGCCGGGTGAAAACGGGCGACCTTGAAACCAACTGGATTAACTGGCTGACATTACGTGCAGGGAATTCACGCACCTGGTGGAAACCGTCAGTGGGTGAGCAGGTGGTGCTGCTGAGCCTGGGTGGCAATCTGGAAACCGCCTTTGCGCTGCCCGCCGTCTATTCCGATGCCTTCCCACCCCCGTCAGAATCAGAAGGCGGCAGCGTGACGGAGTACCCGGACGGCGGCTGGTTTGAATATGAACCTGCCACCGGGCGCTGGCTGATAAAAGGCATAAAGAGCGTGCTGATTGAGGCTGCCGACAGTATCGAGCTGAAAACCGGCCAGTTCATTGTGACCGCAGACCAGACGCAGATTAACAGCGAGGTGGTAATCAACGGCGGCGTGACTCAGGGTGGCGGGGCAATGAGTTCTAACGGCGTGGTGGCTGATGGTCACGTTCATGATGGCGTGGCCAAAGGCGGCGCAAATACCGGAGGGCCACACTGATGATGTATCTGGGGATGAACCGGGATTCCGGCGAAGCAATTACCGATATTGACCATATCCGCCAGTCGGTGCGCGACATTCTGATTACGCCGGAGGGCAGCAGGGTGGCGCGGCGTGAATACGGTTCACTTTTATCGGTGCTGATTGACCAGCCACAAAACGATGTGGTGCGCCTGCAGGTTATGGCAGCCACCTATTCGGCCCTCAGTCGCTGGGAGCCACGTATCCGGCTTGATACGGTGAACCTGACGACTGATTTTGACGGCTCAATGCAGGTTGAGATCACCGGGCAGCGCGATGACGGCTCACCGGTTTCCATGGCGGTATCAACGGGGGTGAACAGTGGCAGTAATTGATTTATCACAACTACCCGCGCCGCAAGTAGTCCGGGTACCGGATTTTGAGGTGCTGCTGGCGGAACGTAAAGAGGCGCTAATCGCACTTTATCCGGCGGATAAACAGGAGGCGGTGCGCCGGGTGCTGGCGCTGGAATCCGATCCGCAGGTCAAAACCCTTCAGGAAAATGTCTATCGGGAAATCCTGCTCCTGCAGCGGATTAATGAGGCGGCGCAGGCGGTGATGGTTGCCTATGCCCTGAGCAGCGATCTGGATCAGCTGGCAGCCAACTACAACGTATCCCGCCTGACCATCACGCCTGCTGATACCGATGCCGTTCCGCCGGTGGATGCCGTAATGGAGTCTGATGACGATTTGCGTCTCAGGGTGCCAAACGCTTTTGAAGGTTTATCCGTGGCCGGGCCAACGGCGGCCTACGAGTTTTACGCCAAGAGCGCGGACGGGCGCGTGGCGGATGTGTCGGCCACCAGTCCCTTACCGGCCCAGGTGCTGATTACCGTGCTGAGCCGTGAGGGTGACGGCACGGCATCAGCTGATCTGCTGACCATTGTCGATAAGGCGTTGAATGCCGAAACCGTCAGGCCGGTGGCGGACAGGGTGACGACTCAGGGGGCAGAGATTTTCAGTTACCGCGTGGATGCCCGGCTGCATCTGTTTGACGGCGTGACGGCGGGGCCATGTCTGGCCGCTGCGAAGACTGCGCTGGCTGCCTATCTGACTGAGCAGGGCAGGCTGGGGCGCAGCGTGCGAAGGGAGTCTTATGGCGCGGTGATGCGCGTGGCCGGTGTTGACTGGGTGGAAGTTATCGAACCTGCAGCGGACATCATCATGGACCGCACGCAGACCGGTTACTGCACAGGAACGGCTGTAAGCATTGCGGATCAGGATGATGCGGAATGAGCCTGAATAACAGCCTGATGCCGCCAGGATCGTCCACGCTTGAGCGACGAATGGCGGAGGCGTACAGCGGGATTACAGGTCTTGAGGTGCCGCTGCGTGACCTGTGGAATCCGGCTACCTGCCCGGTGCTGTTTCTGCCGTATCTTGCCTGGGCATTTTCGGTAGACCGCTGGGACGAAGCCTGGGCGGAAAGCGTCAAGCGCCGGGTGGTGCTGGATGCGTTTTATATCCATCAGCACAAAGGCACAACCAGCGCCATTCGCCGTGTGGTGGAGCCGTTTGGCTTTCTCATTCGCATTATTGAGTGGTGGCAGACCGGTGAGGCACCCGGCACGTTCCGTCTGGATATCGGCGTGCAGGACCAGGGCATTACTGAAGAAACTTATCAGGAGCTGGAGCGGCTGATAGGCGATGCCAAGCCATGTAGCCGCCATATGCTGGGGATGTCCATCAATCTGCAGGTTGACGGCCAGATGCGCGTGGCGGCCGCCAGCTATGACGGTGACGACATGACCGTTTATCCCTACACCCCGGAAATTATCTCCGTCAGCGGGACCGTTTACGGCGGCGCGGCGGTTCACGTTATCGATCTGCTGGAAGTGGGACCATGACACAAAAATATTATGCCATCGTGACTAACCTCGGCGCGGCGAAGAT